ATTCAACAAGGCACGGAAGTGTCCTGAGTGAGCTGAACCGGTAGGATATTCTTTTACAATTAACCGACCGTTTGTTTGTTTAGCAAGCTGAGATACTTTCTGCGAGAACATATCTTTTGATAGCTTATCTAATTGATCAATGGGAATATTAAGAAGATTAGCATCAATACGTTCTGCAATACGTTCTTCTGCCATTTCCATTGTAATATATAAAACGTTTTTACCTTCAGTCAAAGCTGCAGCACCTACATGACACATGAACAATGACTTACCGACACCTGTACCGGCCAATGCAATATTCAAAGTCTTGTTTGGCAAACCGCCTTTTGTAATTTTATTAAAATAGTCAAGGTCAAACGGAATACGTTCTTCTTCTTTATGATAAAACTCATATCGTTCACTAAAGTTTTCAATATAGTCATGGCCGATATTTGCGTCAAAGTTAACTGCCAGAGCATCAGAGAGGATCTCAGGTAACGCATTCTTTGAAAGACTTTGATGTTTACCATCTATAATACTGATAGATTCCATCACAGCATTATGCAATGCTCTGTCTTGACACCATTTCTCAGTCTTGTCAATTAGCCATTCATTATCAATTTTTTCTGTCTTAAATATCTCAGGAAGTATTTCTACAGCGTGTCGATATTGTTCGTCATTAAAATTGTCAGCATCATCTAATTCAATTTTAAAAGATTCTTGTGTTGGCAGTTTATTATACTTCTGAACGTATAGTCCGACTTGTTTAAACAGTTGGCGATAGACGCCTTCAAAATATTCATTCTTTATAAAAGGCAAAACCTTCCGCATGAATTTGTCATCCACTAGAAGGTTTCGCAATATAGTCTGTTCAATGTTTGTCAATAGATTCACTTTCTAATTTTTTTAAAGCACATATTATTTTTCTTATTACTGCCGGATCTTTTTCCAATTTTTTAACCTTTTCCAAAGGTTCTAATACGTGGTTACTTACAAGATCTTCATAATAACACTGTCTATCATATTTAATTTCCGTACATTTTTCGTTCCAGTCTTTTACTTTATTAATCATTATTTCTAATTTTTCTCGACTAATATCGTAATCAAATCCATCATCATCTAATTTGCCTGTTTCAAAAGAATGAAATTTATCATCTTGCTGAGCCATTAGAAAACTAGCAACCTGCAAATTAAAATTTCTTCTTTTTAGTACTATGTTAAAAGAAGAAGTATTTAAAATATTATTAGGTACTAAATGAATATTACCAATACTTATTTTATAAACACATGGTTGTCGATATAATATTTTTATATCGAAAGGACGATTCAACACAACATTGGGACCAAACTGGCCAGGATGTGTATCATGATTTATTTCATCAAAATATGGTATATTAAAGAATTTAGAAATATTTAATCCAAGAGATGTAGATCCAGTCCGATAAGGATGTATGATACAAATATTGTTGCCTCGTTCTAAGGCTTCATTTATTTCATTATATAATTCTAATTTATACCTACGCATAGATTAAAGCATACCACTTTCTCTCATATTTTTACGGATATTGGTAGCACTAATCTTATGAATCTCTTCTCCAAGATCGTGCTCAGTAAATGTATACCCAACACCACGACCGTAACTAATGTCAACAATGTTTGGTACTTCCATTATAACATATTCTTCGTTTATTGTAAATCCCTCATTTTGCAAATTAAGAATAATTTGCGCAGAAACAAAATTAAAATCAAATGGATTGTCATCTTGTTTTACTGTTCTACCACCGCCGGCATCCTGACCGATAATTCCACCAACGTCTCGAACCATAATAGCTACTTGACCAGTTTGTTCTAATGCTTTTTTAAATAAATTAGTATGGCCTTTGTGCCATGGTTGCCATCGTCCCAACATCTGTGCTGTTGGTTTCTTCCAATCAAATGCCATATGCGCTCCTTAATTGTTGTGCAAAATTTAGTATTTCTTCATCAGACTGAAATCCTTTAACGGTATATGTAGCGTTGTCAGGATTTTCAAACATCTTATTTGTATCTTCAAACCGGCCTTGTTCTATAGTATTCATCCAAATCATAATCTCATGACTGAACAATTTACGTGTTTCAGCAGTAGGACAAACAAAGTCACATATGACTGTACGACCTCGAGTACCTTCAAAGTTGGCTAGTGTGTTCATTCGTTCTGCTTGTCTGTGTCTACCTGATTCGGTAAAGTCCCAATCGTCTGCCATTTTACGAATAGCATCCGCATTGTACCATGCACAATTTTTTAAATGATGTTGTAGTCTTACGGCCAAATGCGTCTTACCAGATCCAGGCAAACCCATAATTAATATTCTCATTATTTCTTCTCATTCATGATTAGCTCGTCTTTACTTATAGCCATTTCAATAACATCATGTAGGACTAAACCACAAAATGTTTGAAACTGTTCATCATCAGGAGTCAACGAATCATCCGGACTTTCTATGATTTCAAAATTAAAATTTATTGCCTCATCTGGGCCATTAATACTAATAGCTCCGAATCTTACAACGGTTTCAACATAAGGACCAGTCAAGACCCTTATGTTCCAAGCTTGTTCATTATCTGAAGCTGGTATTAACTCGTAGTCAATACCCTCAGAAAGTTTATCTACATCTATCATCGGACCTCCTTTAAAGTTAAATTTACCGAACAGCGCGGGAGTTCATTTTCTTTGGCTTTATAAGTATGCCAAGTATCATCTCCTCTACAAAATATAAAAGCCCTATTAGTTTTCCAAGGTATTTGATAATCACATTCACCTTCAGGACCTAAAAATGTGCCATAATTATTTTCAGGGTAAAGATATACAGCGCAACTAAGAAGTTTGCTTTCGCTATCACAATGTACAACTTGATTATAATCACTAGTTGTTACAAGCATGAGTATATCTAAGTAATACTCTTTTTTTAGATTCTCAGGTTTTAACTCTTTCATATAAGATTCTAAAATAGGTAAATATTTTGTTGTATCTACAATATGAGTATCGTTAAGAAGTATCTTTGCTCTTGCCACATCTAACTTATCGCTCGTGTCTTTTCCTAATTGTACTAACGTATTATAATCATCTATAGATAAAAAATCGTCAACTATAACATGAGGGAATATAGTCGTGTCTACTTCAAACTTGTTCAACTATTTCGTCCATCGATACTTGTTCTTTATGACCGATTGTATATTGCTTTTTAATAAACTCTTTAAAATCAGTTTCTGCAAAGATAGGATCCCAAAACTCTTTTTCTAAGGTTGCGTCGTATCTAACTTTTGCACCAACTTCTCCAGTTGTTTGATCGACTCGTGCAAACCAACCGTTTGATGGTTTAGTGACGTAAGAGCCTGCGAGAGCGACATCAAGGAGACCACTATAATTACGAACACCGCCGTCCCAACTAACGGTAATAGGAATCTTAGACTTTTCTTTAACATAACGTGATTTCTCCACATTGATTACAAAATGATAACCTTGGATCTCAGTACCTTTTTTATCTTGCTGACGGCCGAGAATCCATATATTGTCAGCTGAATAATAAATGCCTGTGCCACCAGAAACAATTGCTTTAGGAAATAAACCGATCTCCTGATAGGTATGATTGACAGCTAACATAGGAATATTTTTCATATTAAGATATGGCGTTGCCATACGAAATAAACCTTTAAGTGCTTTAGCTCTAGACATATCGGCAACCGACTTTTCATTCATAGCATCGTCTAATTCTTTCTTTGATGCTAGGTTACCAATAGAATCAATAACTACAATTACCTTATCTTTTCTATCTAGTTCTTCAAGTTGACCAATTAAATCAAACTTAAGTTCTTCTACATTAGTAATAGGAGTATGAAGTACTCTAGAAGTGTCTACGCCAAATTGATCAAAGTAAGTTTCAGGCGAACCAAACTCTGAATCATAAAATAACATGACAGCATCTTTGTTTTGTTTTAGATAGGCTGCTGCCATAATTAATGCAAATGAGGTTTTAAAATGTTTAGATGGACCGGCAAGAACAGTAAGGCCTGGAGCCAGACCACCATCAACAGATCCAGATAATGCCACGTTAACCATAGGCACATCTGTTGGAGTCATATCCTTTTCATTAAAGAATTTCGACTCAGAAAGAACCTCCGTGTTTTTTAGCTTAGAGTTCTTTTTGAGTTTGTCCATTACCGACATATGTGTCTCCTAATTTTTATTGTAATAATCTTTATACCAGCTAATAAAGCTTCGAATACCGGTTTCAATAGAAGTCATCGGTCGATAGCCTAATCTTTTTATTTCTGTTATATCAGCTAAAGTATGTCGAATATCCGCTGGATGCATATCAACATAATTAATCTTTGCTTTGCGATCTAAATTTTCTTCTATGAGTCTTACAAAACTCATAAGCGGAACTGATTCGCCACTACCAATATTATAGATTTGATGATCATCTATTTCTGAAACTTTATCTATTAACAATTGTACACCATTTACGATGTCTTGTACATATGTAAAATCACGTGACATATCACCGTGACCAAAAACTTCTATTGGTTCATCTTTTATAATCTTGTTCGTAAATCCATGAAGTGCCATGTCAGGCCGTCCATAAGGACCATACACTGTAAAAAATCTAAAGCCGATTGACGAAGGTACATTACTGTGTTTGAATTGACATTCATTAACATATTTACTCCAAGCGTAAGGATTTAGATGATGTGTAAAATTCATGTCTTCCATGAATGGCGGGGTTTGACCTGCATACACACTTGATGAGGAAGCATACACTACAGGAATGTTTAGCTTCTCAGCAATATCTATAATGGTTTGTGTTCCCATTATATTATTTTTTGTATAAACATTTGGTTGTTCTAATGAATGTCTTACACCAGCCCAAGCTGCTAAATGTACAATAACGTCACAGTCTTGAATCATATCTTCGCTTAATCGTTTGACACCAGGTTGAGGACCTATGTCGACATTCTCAACAGAAATCTTTGACATCTCTAGAATCTTGTATCGAGATATTTTTAGAGACGGATCATACATGCTGTTGTAATTATCACAGCCCAAGACATCATGACCGTAGGCTTTAAGTTCTCTGGCTAAATGGAATCCGATAAACCCTGATATTCCTGTTATGAATATCTTCATCGCTCATTCACGTGTGCTGTTTGGCCAGTCATATCATACTGAATGTTTTGTTCTATTTCTCGATCATCCTTTTCATATTCGGATCGATATTGATTGTTACGATCCATAACATATTCTAGTAAGGGAGTTTGAGTTGTAAAGTTTATGAAGGCGGAAACATCTTTTGGAAAACAAGCACCGCCAAAACCACGCTTGCCGTCAAAACCAGGGACACGAGTATGGGAGTGCCCAATTCTTGGATCAGTACCAATTGCGTTTGCGATACGACCATAATTACCTCCAAAGTTTTTTATTGCATCATAAAATTCGTTAAAAAATGTAAGTTTAGTTGCTAAGAAAGTATTGATTCCATACTTAACAAAGCTAGCATCTGTTGCTGACATACGAGATACTGGACATGGCTTACATATACTATATTCTTTATAAAATCTTTCCAGCTTTTCAGTAGCCTCGTTATCGCCACCAAAAATATGTACAAACGGATTTATAATATCTTCATTTGCATTTTTTTCTGTCAAAAATTCTGGATTATAAACCATTCTATGTTTAGCAGAACCACGAAATAAATTTTCTATTTGATCAGGTGGTACTGTAGATTTGACAACTATGAGTCCACTTCTTCGTTGAGCAATTTTCTGTAAAACATCTTGAAGAATGCTTACATCACATTGTCCATGTTCATGCATTGGCGTTGGAACGCAAACAAACGTTACGTCAGCAGATAATCTCACATCGTGTAAATGTACGTCATATTTAGGATCTATAATTTGTTTTTCTACGTCATCTTGAAATGCGTAGTCGATTGCTTTGCCAACAAAGCCGTGGCCTATAATTGTAATTTTTAACATATGTTATTATACCATAAATTCATCTAATTGTAAACCTTTTATAGGCGGATGACCTTGTCTTTGTTCCCATCCAGATTCCCATCCAGATGCATTAGCTAATGTTGAAGGAATATGATCGAATGTTCCATTACCTCGTGGCACATAATTCTGTCCAAACCGAACAAAATCACACATAACATCTTCGAGGTCTTTTGGTTTACCGCCAGTTTTTTCTCTTAGTAGATCCATAAAGTCATCATCTTTCCAACCTTTAGATAATTTTTTCATGCACCTTACTGCGTTATTACCTAAATATGTATGAGAATCTACATCAGCATTTTCAGGAAAATAGTCAGAACAATCCATAGAGAAAGCTGCATATTGAAAATTAAATTTACGATGGCCTGCTTTTTTATTATGTTCGTTTAGATGATCAACTATTTCTTTATGACCTCTTCTTTTTAGTAAAAGAAAATCTGTAAATTTATTAATAACTTCTGGCAACTCATTTACCATAAAGTCAACATTACTAACTCCCTTCTTAGGGGCCGGAGGTTGGTTACCTATAGAAGTAAACATTGGTTTTCCAGAGGCTTTAGTCTCTACTAAATCTTCTGCCATATCTTTAATGTCTCTATGCTTACTCCAATGTTGAATTATATTATTACGATAACCATGATCGTTTTCAAATGAAGCTCCTGACCCA